ATGCTTCTCTTTGTGGTTGATCTGCAACCATGGAAATATCTTGATAGGTGATGGCGGGTAAGGTTGCTCCCTGTGGCAGCCTCAATGGGTACACCCTATCAGATACCAGAGAAGATAACGCTCCATAATTCTTGAGATAATGCGGCAATGCTTTATGAATGTTGGAGGTCATTGTCTTCCAGTCTCCAATACATCCCTCAGGACGTTGCCAACGGCAGAGAAAATATCATCCTTATTCTCATCGGCAGCAGGTCGGAGATAAGGTCGGGCAGGAATAGTCACTGCTTGAACATTGTGCCACATACCATCATCTGTCTGAAAGAACAAGCCTCTGCCTGATGTTGACTTGATAACACCACCTAATTCTTGAATTCTCGCATAGACGACCAATGGAGCAGTGTGGCCCTCGGCATTCTCGTCTGATGAATGATCCAGAACTGTCTCCCATCGGCTGGCTAAATCTCCAGTCCGTTGTTTGAAATTCTTTCTGACATTCAATTTGGCGTGGGCTTCTAATTGAAACAATCCAGCCATCACTGCCTTGCCCATTGTTACTCTGTTCGGCTTCCTACTTCGCAGAGCATCTACCAGTGGCCTCATGTCAAGTTTGATTTGCGCCTTCATACGGATACCTTCTTGAGCAATAAGCGAATGCCACTTGGCCCTCGTTGAATAGGTGAGGCAATCTCAAAAACCAAATCGGTGGTATCTTCACCAAATCGCTTTGTGATCTTTATTCTATCCTTCTCATCCCAACCTTCTGATAATGGCAAGCGAATGACGGCATCATACTGAATGAGAGTATCGGTAGTACGCCTATCTTCATTGCCAGATTGCATATCAAGACCGCATGGCACATCTGTTGAGACTTCGGTCCATATCTCTACCGGTTCGGCGTAATCATTGAATGTCCGAGAGTAGGTCATCTTGTGACAGGTGTCCATCAAGGAGACCAATTGCCTCTCTCGCATATGCGTCAATTGACTTTGGTCTATCATGGAATATTCTCTATGTTGTCATCCCATAAAGAAAATGGATTATCTTCTCCGGGCATATCAACATTGGCAATGTAACCAAGATATAAAGTGCTGGCAGGTTCCACAGGCGATTTATGAACTCTCTTTGTTGCGGCCTTCTGTCTAGCACGATGGAAGCGGGCCTGGTCCATGCAATTCTCATACATTTGATTGCTCGAATAACTGGCGCCATCAGCAGAGAAATCATGCTTGGCATGAACAGTGGCAGCCTTCTCTTCCCATAGATCGGCGGCAGCGGCATGCAAATCATATGCCTCCGTCCATTCATCATGGTTGAAGTCTCTACCCTCATCATCAATGAGTGGCCATGCCTCAAGATAGATTGCCATAGTCTCATCATCATAGGTATCTTCCGTTGGCTCTTTGGTCATGCGCCGTAATCTGGCAATATCGAATTCAGAGGCAGACATATTATTTTCTCCTCAACACTGCAACCATACCAACAACCTTATCAAGATACCATCTATTCACATATTTATAGAGGTATGTTTCCACTGCCTTCTTGATCGTTGGCCATGCCGGGTTGTCATAATCATGCAGAGCAATCACTTTGGCGAATTCTCCGAAGTTGACTAAATCGGAATAAACATATTGATAACTATGGCCGCCATCTATCCACAAGAAGTCAATAGGACGTGCCCATGTTTTGCCTATTACTCTGCTGTCACCTTCCAATACAGTAACATTATGCGCTCCAATAGATTTCATATTCTCCATGAAGCGAATACTGCTGGCGGGAGGGTAGCCTTCTGGCGTCCATGAGAAATCATCAATAGAGATAATGGCAGCATGAGGATTGCATAATGCAAGAGCGGCGGTAGTTCCACCATAGAGGCAACCAATCTCCACAATCAAGCCGTGATCTGGAACCTCTCGTGATAACTCTCCTAATAATTCTCTTTCATTGTCATCTGTCCATGCAGGTATATCTGTTATATAAATCATGCCGGCTCACTCCTAACACTGCCTCTTCCATAGTTATGAAATATATAGGAGGTCTCATCAGGGAAGGGATTGTTCCAGTGGTAATCTAAATACTTGACTTTTACTTTCGTTTTATAAATAGCACGCATGAGCGCCAACTGCTCATCCCATTCCTGAAATCGTAACCACTCCTCATACCAGTTGGCAAATAACTTTCTTACCTTCTGTGATTTCTTGAAGAATAGGACACCGCTATTGATAAACTTGTCAGAGCCATCACTATACAATTCAATGATGGTGGCATCACGTTCTATCAGATTTATCTCCCAGCCTGCCAACTTCTTGTTATATAACTGTTGCAATGTCAATTTTTCTTCTGTTACACAAATATCATTCTTTTGAAGATAATGGAACCCATCTTCAATGCCACGAATGAATTGGGTGTCGGCATCAATGTATAAGGTGTAATCATAAGGTGATAATTCATAGAGCCATGGCTTTACTCTGCCGGCTCGAAATTTGAAATTCTTCCGTTGTGAGAGATCGTAGGGAGATTGGCCATCCCATTGGATGTGATTGTATTTTGATGGCATCGCATCCGCCGAAGGCTTATTTGGAAAGTCTCCAACAATGGTTACTGGATACTCATAACCCAACCTCTTCAACGATGCTTGGGATTTCCTAATAGCATCATTCACCTTGTCTCCAAATGACATATAGATTATGCCAATGGAGTGATTGCCAATGCTATCTATATATTTGACTTCTTTGCCTTTGATGAACTGCAATAACTTCGCCACTGCTTGCTCTGTGTCATCAAACATCTCCACATCTCTGTTGGTGGAGCGCCTCATATCATAGGTCCTTCTCTCTCTGCATAAGATCAATGAAACTACCTTTAGGAGGCCTCTGCTGTCTCTGTTATATTCATTCTCAATCATAATAAATGGCCGTTCATCCCCCATATAAAAAGTGGCATTCAAATCTCTATAATTACAAATCACCAACGGATTATAGCCATGCAGTCTATTTGCTATCCTCACCAAGGGGATGTTGTTTGCATGAAACACAACGGAAGGAGAGGCATAGAATACTCCACGCCTCCCCTCCTCTAATGCGTTGTAAATAGATTGCAGTTGCTCAAGAGCATCAATGCTCCCGGCATAGAAATCTATTCGGCTATCCGGTTCGATAATCGGGTTGGTGATTATCATATCGTGTATGGCGAATAACTAGGAGCCAGCAGGTGCAAGAGCGGCAAATGGGAAGCGGTCTGCCTCAACAGGCTGGACACGATTGATCGGGTTGGCAATCTGCCACGCCATTCGGAAGACAACGCGGAGCGCCACCATATCATCCTGTGCAAGGTTGTGAATGATTTGACGAGGAGTGGAGTTATCAGTGATAACACCTTCTGTCAACAGTTTGTAGGTAATATCCTTTCGCAGAGCCCAGACAACTTGCGTCCAGTCTCCAGAGAGAAGCAGAGCAACAGTAGGATCGAATGCACCATTGACAGGAAATTCCAATCTCTGACCATCAAGAGAATAGGGGGTGGCGGCCGTCATATCTTGAACAAAGATAGGCTGGCCATTTGCATCACGCAAGCCACGCAGCTTGGAGCGCATCCGAAGGGCGGCAATGTGACCATTGACAAAATAGCCATCTTCCTCAACCTGTGAGATGACGCCACCTTCACTCATAATGTCATCATATAGGTCCTCACCAACGGTTCCTTCTGTGATGACATGGGCAACAGGCATTTGTGTAAGAATGCCATCAGGCCATGAGGCGGGAACATCAACATCGGACGTGCCAAAGAGAATGGCGCTATCTACTTTGGCTCCAATGCTGGCAACAATCTGCGGACGTATCTCTCCCCACACATCATAATCCGCATCCTCTAGGACACTTTCTGGGATAGGGACAATGACTGCAACCTCTTCCGCATTCAGATATTTATTTGCCCACGCCATCTCGGTAGTCTGCTTGAGTTTATCGAATGTCTGGGGAGTGCGGCCACTCTCTCCAACAAAGTAAACTTCCGGGAGGACAGAGAGAACAGGCAGGCGCCGTTGTGCTCGTGTCATGTTGGGCAAGCGTCTTGCAAGACGTGTCACTATTGAACCTTCGGAGACTGTCTGCAAGATTTCTCTGGCAGCTTCCTCTGGGATCAAAGCGGCAACATCATCACGAATGGTATTACTATCATAAACAGGGGGCATGGTTTATTTCCTTTATATTATTCTTGAGTATTTATTCCAGCCTGTTGACGTATCCAATCATTGATAGAAGCAGTGGAGGATGGTTGCTTGCCTGTACCTGCACCTGCGGTCTTTCGTGTGGTCGTAGTTTTGGCACCAAAGAACTCTGGCACCTCTACTTGAATAGCCTTCCAATCAGGTGCGCCATTCTTTGTAAACAGTTCATGAGCAACAGCAATGGCATAGGCAGCTTTAGGGTTGCGGCACTCATGAGAAGGAGCCTCCTCATAGAAGTCTGCCCGGCGATTGGCCTCATCAAAATTAGTTGCCAACTCTTCCAATTTCTTTTGAGCATCAGAACCCGCCTCAAGTTTCTTGGCGGCGTCTCGGAACTGTCTGGAAAGAGTATCACGCTCCTTCCTTGTCTCCTTGACTGTATTCTGCATACGTTCAAAATGCTCCTTGAGAGGATTGGCAAGTTTCTTTATGTCATCATTCTGGCTGGAATACCATGCGTCAAAACTTTCAACGGTTGCAGGAGCACCCTGTTGGCCGCCTTCATTTTGAGCGCCACCACCTTCGCCTTCACTGGCGGCAGACGTACCGCCACCAGCACCGGCATTGGCTTCATAAAATAACTTCATTAGGTTCAATTTAGGGAACATCACGTCTCCTTATGCGTCACGCATAAATAAAATGCCTGTGCTCCTCTCGGTAGAGGTGGCACAGGCTATTTTTATATCCTGTCTCACTGATAGGATGATTTTATTACATCGTACGATACAAAATCAGCATATCACGAGATATTCAGTTGGCGGCATTATACATCATTTCTTAGATGATTTCTTGCCTGTTGATTTCGTGGTTGTTTTCCGCTTTGGTTTACTCGGTGTGGGTGTTGGCAGTTTGTCACGAGTGATAGCAGACTTGAAGGAGCCTTCCAGTGTCTCTGGAGCTAGTTCATCGGACTCCTTCTGTCTATCTACTGTTGACGGGGCAATGATACCTTCCTTTGCCTTCTTGGCTAATTCACCTTCATAACTCTGCGGTGCTTTGACAATCTTCTTGGCCTTGAGATCAACCACAACGAATTTGCCGTCAGGCAATCTGCCTTGAATAACATTTGGGTTGTCGGTGGCATAGATTGCATCAAAATGAACTTTGGCTATCCTCTCTGCCCGTAACCTCAACACTTTCGGCAATACTGTTGTTATGTCTGGCATATCCATTTCCTTTCTTTGCTTGTATATCGAATGTTCTCTCTAATAATGATACCTGGGATAATATGGCATCTCTCTGCAAGCGCAATCCTTCTGCCTGCTTGAGCAACTCGGCACGCCATAGAACGGCAAAGGCCCTGTCCATCATTTTATCCTATATGGGTCATCGCCTTGCATTCGTGCCACCATTCTCTTATAACGTCTCCGTGTGTTATGTTTGCTATCTAGCTGGCGCAAGAAGTTAGGAGGGAATGCCTGGACAAGATTGTCGGTGACCTTTCTCAACACATCAATGAATGGTTGCATGGCATTGGCAAGACGGTCCATCTCTTTCATTGCGTCATTTGTATTCACGTTACCTCCTTGAACAACATTTTTAGTTCCTGCTCAAACTCCTCCTCCGTATAGCTGTCAAATCGTTCCGCCTTCGCCATGTTGATGAAAGAGAGTAATTGGAAACATCCTATATAGAATAAGGTGATCCACTTCCTCTTCTCATCATAGGAATTGCTGGCATTCAGGTTATGAGCAAGAGTAATGGCCTGAGCATTGGTTGTTCTCTTTGCAAGTTTATTGATGGTAACCATTATTCTGTCAATTTGTTCATGAGTGAATTTATTACTCTCTGTTGCTGGATCCATTTCAATTGTTTTGGTGATAGGCTTTGTAATATTCATTCTCTCTCCGGTATAGGATAGATTTGGTTGCCATCAAGGTCATAGGCAACAGTTCCAGAAACATCCATCAATTCCTGTGCTACTTTATTTCCATCTATTGCAGAGATAACAAGGAACCACCATGCTAAATCTGACTTACTTATATCACCTGGCACCCGTGACAGAAAGAGATCAAGACCTTTGATCTTCTTGCGTGGCCGATGGTCTGCTCTGGTCGTCTTATTACTCATGATACAAGCTCCTCAATGGTCGCTTCCCTAGGAGAACTTCCCCATACAGAGGAATAATCCGTCTCTCTCAATTGCGGCAGCTTGAATGCACCTTCCTTCCAGAGTGTAAACTTTTTATCTCCCATCATCTCACGCTGGAAATCTTCTGGTTGTCTCACGAACCAATCAGGACCTTTCTCCCAATTGATGGTAGGACTTCCTTTCACTTGGAAGACTGCAACACATCTTCCTCTTGGATGGTCATCAAGGACACTGTTCAATGGAATGATTTCGCCGTCAGAGACTAAACAGGCCATACATGCTCTGCCATCTTTCGTGGCTACTCGTTTCATCACGCCATCTAGGCCACTGGCTCTGTATTGATCTGCTGATACTAGCCTATTCACTCGCAATTGTTCTGTCCGTGCAATCAACGTAATGCGTTCCAATCCTATTCCCATGGCTCTACTCATGTTATAGGCAACTTGATTAGGGTTGAGACCTTTGGCAGAGCCTTGCAATAACTCTTTGATGACGGCATCAAGGGAAGCAGGGTAGGCTTCTTTCAAGAGATCGTATAAAGGGGAGCCATCACCGGCAAGTCCAACATATGTCTCAATATGGTCGGCAGATAGCCTATCGAAAGAAGGTGCAAAATTGAATTGCATGGCAATTGCATCAATGGAGGCAGAGAGTGCCATTTGTCCATATTCATATTGTTCTGTCTCTATGTCATCAACTGCAATATCCTTTGAGAACTTCAGGATTTGGACTTTCATCTGCTTATCTAGTTTCTCATACCTATCCATACGCCTCAATAATTGTTCTGTGATGCTCTTGCCATTGTCTCTCGCCTCTTTGATCTGTAATGCCAACAACGCCATTTCGTCCTTCAGGCTATTTTCAATGCGGAGCCAATGACGTGCAAGACGTTCAATTTGATTATCCTCTCGTGCAATGAGACCAAGCCGATAATCCCTCAACATCCTGATTACTTTCGGATCTTCTCTATTATCACGTTTAGGCATAGCGTCTAATCTCTATACAATCGCCACAGGAATGGCTAGGAACGATTTTCACCAGAGGGACGAGTATTGACACGTCCGGCATTTGAAGAGGCAACAGCGGCGGTCCTACCGTCATTTCCTACTGCTGGCAGTGTGTTATTTGCATCTTGCTCGGCTCTAAGTTTATTCAGAGCCTCTTGAGCAAGGCCAGTGGCTTCTTTCTTCTCTTTCTTCTTATCCTCGTCCATCTGCTTTATATCTTCTTTGGTCCACCCCTGTCTGCGTACAGATGTCTCAAGAGGTATGCCACTATCTGTCTCTGTCTTGACAATGTTGGCAGCCGTTTGAGGTTGAATAGTCTCTACCGGTTCCCATGTAGGTGAGATTTGATTACGCTTTACATCGGAGGTACCAGAAATCTTCAATAGAAACTTGGCAAAGCGTTGCCACTCAACATCAAAGCCACTCTGGCGCTTCTTTACCTTCTTGGTCAGTGGTGCTTCCATTGCTATCAATGCTTCACCGGATGGGTCACCGGCTTGAGCAAAGAAATAATGCTTAGGTGTGCGCGAGATGATAGCAAGAGAAGTGGCCATCTTGTCCATTGCATTTAGGAAGGGGTCAAGAATTCTCCCTCCTAATTCCAATACTTGTGTCTGCTGTGATTTGCCATCGCCTGCAGGTATCCACCAATTGGCACCTGGTGTATTCAATAGGTTGCCAGGGTCACTCTGCGATATGATGACACGTTGAATAAAGGTATTGAATTCAGCAGAGACAAGCATATCGGTTAGGAGCTTATTGATAGCGTCCTGCAGTGAGATTTCACTAGGTCCTAAATCACGTTTCCTTGACGACCGGTTCACTCTGAAATGAAATACTGGTATCTCATCAAAGGGGTTGTCCTCTTCTGGCTCATCAGGGTCAGGGACAAATGAGATGGAGGAAGGAATAACATCTTGCTTGCCTTTCAACTTCACCACACTCCTGTAATACTCAAAGTGATCGTCATAATATAGAACCATGCAGACGTGGTGGTCCTCATTGGTATAGAGTTTGGCAGCCATTCTCTTTTTATTCGGTGAATTGAAATCATAGAATACATGGCACATTCTAGGATCATTGAAGTATATGTCCAGCGGTTCCTCTGGGTCGTCACCTGACTGCAATACAATCAAGTAGCCTTCACCAGTGACTATGGCAGCCTCGTGAACATCCTCTGCCACCAATTGAATATTATAGAGTTTCCAGAGATCGTCAATGACAACATCGGCGGCATCATTGTCTGATACATCAAAGCCTTTGAGCACCAATCGGTCCAGCATGGCATCAATGATGACTGCTATCCAATTCTGGGCAAAGTAGGTATCCAGTTGATCGAAGGCCTTCTGTAATCGTGAGGCTGAATACTTCAAAGGATGAAATCCTTCATAGTAGGCATATAACAAGTTATAGCGCCTCTGTTTTGCTCTGATGGCATTGAATGCCAGCTTCACATCCGGATTGATTATTTCATTAGGCATTGTTTATTTTCCTTTGACAAACTGAACAATATAACCCACCTGCTTTTGCATAAGGTCTATATCCCCATTGTTTGCAGTATTTACAATAGACTGGGTCAATTAATTTGATGGTGAAATAAGGCATAGTATTTTCCTATCGTACGATATTAGTTGACAGAGTAATGATAGCTGATAGAATAGACACACCCCCCATGCCCGGCGAAGCAACACAATCGCCAAAGCGTAAATGCCGACCGTTGCGATAACTGGGCGGCATTTTATATTCTCGGCAGTCCAGTGACCCCCCATGCCCGGCTCCTAACACAATACGGCCAGAGCATTTGGCAAGCAGTGTTGCAGAGCCCGGCGCATGGGGGGTCATGCAGTTTATTCTCATTTGTTCATCCATGCGGTTGCCTTCTCTGATAGATACTCACGTCTGGCATCCTCCAATATCTCTGACCTATATTCATCCTCACTCATCCTATAAGCCCATAGAAATATTGAGAATGCAATGCGTCCAATAAACTCTCTAATTCTGTCCAATACTGTTATGCGTCCCATGAACGGCCTCGTCTAGGTGTGTCCAGCATATCTCTTTCATAAGCATAACGCAACCCGCCATCTATCAGATGATTGTTTCTATCAATCGGCTTGGGAGGAGAGACTGGCTTGCCGTCATTGCCTTCCTTCCACTTATACTGCCGCAATTCATTCTGCATGTTGATACATTCTTTATCAACTACAATCTTGCATCCTTGTAGCCACTGCACCCCATGAATAACACTATCAGGACCTTTGACTGCGCCAACAGCATTTACTCCTGCATTGCGTAATTCCTTGATGCTCTTCGGCTCACTGCTGTCCCATATAATCTCTTCCTTACCGCACATCTTGAGCGCCTCTGTTGCCAGTTCATCGTTGACTAATCCTCTTTCATAGAATTCTTCAAAGAAATAAATTGTCTTGTGCTTCTTGTCCCAGTGTGATCTGCCTATGGCAGCCGGGTCGCTTGCAAAGCCGAAGTCCCCGCCATTGCGTAGATTATCAAAGTAAGGTATCCTATCTGATAAATCTTCAATTGTCCAATTCGTGAATATGACATTGCCAAGCACACCCCATTTTCCCCACGTATAAACATCAGAGAAGTATTTATCTGTCTCGTCCAGTAAATCGGCAACATCTTGTTTGGTGAGAAATTTATTATGAATGAACCATGTCTTGAGAATAGTGAGATTATCTGATTTGTATTCTGTCTGCTCATCACTCCATGCAATGGGAGCAAAGTATTCATGAAATATCCAGTGATCTTGCAGGATAGGGTTGAATGTCAACGTAATACGTTTTGGCACTCTCTCATCCCCACCTCGTTGCCTTCTCATCAATGATTTGACTGTATTTTTCTCTGTCTCTGTTGCCTCCTCCACCCATATGTCAGTAATCACACCTCTCTCTGGAATGATAGATTTGATCTTCTCAACATCATCCAAGCCTACAAAGAACGCCTGATACCCATTGGCGCAGGTAATAGTGAATTCTGTCTTATTGATTGTGAATAAATCATCAACATTGAAATCATCAATAGTTCTCTTGATCTGGTTGAATACACTTCTCCGGATAGTCTTACCTACGGCTCTGCATATCAGATAATTCCTCCCACCTGCCAATAATGATATAACCACTTCCTGAGATTTGAATACACTCTTGCCGCTTGATGCACCACCGAAGATAATTTGTATCCTGCTCATGTCATTGAACAATGGCATATATACGTCATTGATGACAGCAGGATTGATGATTACTCTATAATCAGGTTCAATAGCAGTGTCAAGCATCATCATTTATTCCATATAGTGCATTGTAGGCAGCGTGCCACTCGTCCCATTGCTGTGCCGCTTGCACAGATTTGGATATATCTCTGGCGTTGCCTCGAATATAAATAGGCTCCTCGTCCTGTATCTCTTGAACGCCCACCCAATGATATAGGATCCACTCCTCTCTTGTAATCTCATTCCTCTTCTTGCTAACCTTCATTACTCTCCTCCGAAGGCTTCTCAAATCCAACATGAATAACTCTATGTTTCACATCATGTTCCATCTTATCTGTAAACAATGCGTAATACTTGCCTATCAGTTCCAATGCCTTCTGTGGGTCATGCAGTTCAACCTCTACCCAATTCTCGGATGAACCTTCGCCACTCTTCTCGTTCCACCTTTCCTGTTTCTTATGTTTCACCTTCTTGATGAGGTGGAAATGCTTCTTTGCCTCTGGGTCTTTGAAGTTGAAATAAATATAGCCATCATCATCCACTTTGACGAAAGGAAGCAATGTGGCATTGGCTTGATCTTGTAAACGCGTGAGCACTTCATTCTTGCTCATTACTCTCTCACTGAACCTACGCTCCAATTCGGCTTTTATCTTGACATTTCTAAGCAACCTTGAGGAGCATGAGGAGCAGGTATCATAGTCGGCATCCGGATGAGCTAATTGCCATGCCTGTGTCCCATTGAAACATTCCAGATAAAATTCAATGAATGCCTGATGGCGGAAGATTAGACCATCATCCGATGAGGTGAGTAAGTTTTCCTTCCTCTCTATTATCTTCTTTGCCATTTGTCTCTCATCTATTGAATATTACAAGCAGAATGAATAACCAGAATGCAATCACGTAGGGTAAAGCACTTAGGCAACCGTGAAAGAATTTCATAGCATTAGTCCAATTTCCCTAAAAGGTAATTCTCTACGGCTATGCGGTCCGCATCCGATAACGCTCCTGAGAATAGGCCTATTGCAAATACATAACCGCTAAAGAATTGACTGCCGGCACCGTTATTGCCTAGGGTCAAAACATCTGTAATCCAAGGTTGCGTATCAGCATTAGGATTGGCTGTGTCCAGAATGCTGTCAACATATAATCGGGTTGCTGTGCTACCTCCATCTGGCCTACGAAACGTCAGGACGTGTGGGTCTAAATCCAGAACGGCATTGAAGGCATTTACTCCACTGGAATAGAGCATTACCACACCTCCCCCACCTTTGGAATAAAATGAAGGGTCAGCCGCACCTCTTGCAAACATCCCCAAATTCACGCCATCATTCGTGATGATGGAAATGAATAACGTATATCCATCATAGTTGATTCCGGATCCAAATGAGGCAGTTACCAAGAAGTCATCAATGCTGTCAAACAATATTCCTGGCGTACTTCCTGCAATGTTGGTTTTATACAATGGTTTATTGCCTGTTGTGCTTTGCAGAAAATCATGAGCATTGCCACTTTGATCTGCGATTGCCCCAACCACATCACTGTTAGCAGTTGCCAGTATAGTTTTGGCACTATCCTGAAATGTTCCAAAACTGGATTCGAACCATGCGACAAGTGTCCCGCTGGCAACGTCAGTGAGTGGGTTGAATGCAATCACAATGTTTCCAATCTTGAATTCAAACTCGGTAATATATGGCCACCCATCCGCATTTGTGTTTCCCGATACACCTAGAAGTCTATAATATTTATACCCAATTGTGTTGCCGGACAGTGATGTTTGAACTTGGGTAGTTGTCACTCCCAGAACAAATGACGTGCCAATATCTATCCAGTTGGCATTGTCATTTGACCCCTGCCATTTCCAAGTGCCATGACTGTTGTTACCGTCCTGATAGAATTTTGCTTCGGTGATGAGTTTTGGTGCCGCAAAGCCAAACGTTATATGCTTCCCTGCTACGGCCTGAGTTTGCGGATCCCAATACACTGTGTGAGCAAAACTGCCATTTACAAAATGAGAAATAGGGCCGGTATAAGTGAGATCGGATGTTACCGTAATAGAGGCGGTTCTATCCCCCGTCCCGCCAGCATTAGAATAGGATGGAGTTTCATAAGCTGGGCCACCCTGGCTTGCTGGCCCATACCCAACCCCTATTCCAATTCCAACCCTACCCATCTCAATACACTCCAATAATACTTGTGGCGGTTGTCCCAGTGGCATAAACACGTATTGCTCGAATTGGGTGAATGATGCCAGCGGCTAGGCCAATGAATGTAACCGTCCCACCACGAACCATATCCACCTTTACATCTCCACTCACGCCAACATATATGCCTCGTGTAGCCTTATCAAGATCGTTGGAATTGTCTGGTGTAATATCTTCCGCAGATGTGCCAGGTCCACTTACCCCACCTGCAAAGTTTGAGAAGTTTGCCATGGAAGCCTCCTACCCTTCTCTGAAATAAGAAGGGGAAACTGAATAGGATAACGGCGCCTATTATAATCACAAAGTACAAGATTTATGCAATTGGTCATA